GGTCTTGCAAGTGCAAACAGTGCTGTAAATATAACAGTATCCCTAGAGGAGTTCTTTCAAACTTCTCTATAATTAAGCCGAAGGAGAGATAAATGGCTATTACAACTGCAATGTGTACTAGTTTTAAATCAGAGTTATTAGGTGGTTTACACGACCTTGATACTGATTCACTTAAACTAGCACTTATCAAAGCATCCCCATCAGGTACATATGGTGCTGCTACAACTAACTATTCTGACGTAACAGGTAACTCTGACGAAGCATCAGGTACAAACTATACTGCAGGTGGTCAAGCACTAGATGGTGCAACTATCGCTGTAGATGGTACAACTGCAACTGTAGACTTCACTGACGAAGTATTTGCAAACGTAACTGTATCTGCTGATGGTTGTATTATATATAACACTGCAAACAGTAACTCTGCTATCTGTGTCATTGACTTTGGTGGTACAGTATCTGCTACTGCAGGTGATTTAACTATAGAGTTCCCAACTGCTGACGCATCAAACGCTATTGTACGCATAGCTTAAAGGAGTAGGACATGGCGTTCTACGATTCTGATGATGCTCTTTATGGTACTGGGCAGTATGGTGCCGCAAGTTATGGTGTCATAAACCCTACTGTTTCTTTGACAGGTGTTAGTGCAACTGCTCTTACACGTACCTTACATATAAATGCTTTTGAAGTAGACATCACAGAACCTCTAAACGTCACTCCTGCTCTTGCAGGCTCTATAGGCTCTACTACAACTACCAATGATTCAACTTTAACCCTTACAGGTGTAGTTGGTACAGGGCAGATTGGCACAGTTTCGCCAAACATTGCTTTTGGTATTACAGGAGTAAGTGCTACAGGTGCTACCAATACTGTAACTGAAAATGTAACTGCAAAACCTACAGGTGTTGTAGGAACATTCACTGTTAACGCAGCAGGACTTGATGTCAGGTCTATTAACCGTGTTCCTATAACAGGTTCACCTATGACAGGTTCAATAGGCACGGTAAGTCCTAATGTAGATGAGCCAATTGCTACAGGGGTGGAAGCAACCACAGCAGTAAACACTGTTCAGGTACATCTTAGTGAAAAACTAGATAGTGTATCCGCTACAGGTTCTATAGGCACATTAGGAATCAGTAACACTGTAAGCTTAACAGGTGTTGTAGGCACTACAGCAGTAGAACAAGTACAGGTAGATGGCTTTGAGATAGATGTCTCAGAAAGTCTTGATTCAGTTTCTGCTACAGGTGCTGTAGGTTCACTAACACTCCATACTACTGCAGGTTTAACAGGAGTAATTGGTACAGGGCAAATTGGTGTAGTTTCACCTAATATTGCTTTTGATATTACTGGGGTAAGTGCTACATCTGAATTAGGAACGATTAAACCTAATGTTAGCGAAAAGGTATCTAGTGTATCTGCCACAGGTGCTGTGGGTACAGTATCACTAAGTAATACTGTAACACTTACAGGTGTTGTAGGTACTACGGCAGTAGAACAGTTACAAGTAAATGTCTTTGAAATTGATGTTTCAGAACCACTTAATTCTGTATCGGCAACAGGTGCTATAGGCTCACTAACACTTCATACTACTGCAGGTGTTGATGGAGTAGTTGGAACATTCTCAGTAGGTACTCCTACAGTGACAGGCGTCATCACAACATTCACTGCATCAGCATACGATAGAAGAAATGTAGCTAACACATTACCTAAACAGACAAGCTCACAGAGGAGGGCTGCTTAATGGCATTGAAATGGCCCGATAAAGATCCTGACGAACAGTTAGACTATTCAATAAATTGGAAACCTACTCTAGACACTGATACAATCTCATCAGTTATTTGGAAAATATATGATGCAGATGGTGTGTTGCAGACTTGGTCAAACAGTCAGATTGTAAATGGTTTACAGCTTGTTAGTCGTACTAACACAGATACAGTTGCTACAATATATTTAGGCAGTGGTACTGCTTTCACAACATACAAGATTGTGTGTCAAGTAACTGCCAGTGATGCAACTATTCGTGAACAAGAAGTTCGCATAAGAGTCGTGGAGAAAAACTGATGGCTTACAATTATCTCTCCCTTACAAATGAAGTATGTCGCAGACTTAATGAGACAGAACTTACGTCTGCTAACTTTGCTACAGCCAATGGGTTTTACTCTCAAGTTAAAGATGCGATAAACTCTGCAATTCGTGACATCAACCAAAAGCATTTCAGTTGGCCCTTTAATCACAACACAGATGACATAACTCTTACTGCAGGTGAGCTAAGATACCCTTTACCAGAGAACGCAAAGTACACCGACTTCGACACTGTTCGTATCTTACGTAATGCTTCACTTGACCTCAACGAAGCAAGAAGACTCAAACAAATGAGCTACGACGAATATGTGGATAGATTCATAGACCAAGAAGGTGAGACTGATACTACAAAAGGTACAGTTCCTGAATACATTGTTCGTTCACAAGACGGTGATCTTATCGTTGCACCTATGCCAGACAAAGCGTATACAATAGAGTATGAATTTTTTATGATTCCTGCAGATTTAGACACATATGATGATGTTCCAACAATACCATTCAGATTCAAACACGTAATCGTAGATGGTGCAATGTATCACTCATATATGTTCAGAGACAATCTTGAATCAGCTACATTATCTCTCCGTAAGTTTGAAGATGGTCTGAAACAAATGAGAACTTTACTTGTTAACGAGAATATATACGCAAGGGCGGTTTAATGCCTGATAGGTGGCAGACACATTCGTTTGAGTTTAAGGGTGGCTTAATAACCAACCTTTCTCCGTATCAACAGGGATTTCAAGCTCCCGGATCGGCAAGAATATTACGTAACTTTGAACCATCTATATTTGGTGGATATACACGAATAGAAGGATTTGAAAAGTTTGATACAAATGCCCTAAGTAACACAGGTGTTGTTAGAGGTATACATCGTTACGATGGAAATGTTTACGCTGTAAGAGGTGATGATCTATTTAGATCTACAGGTTCAGGATGGACACAGATAAGCGACAATGCTACCTACAGTAGTGCAGGTGTTACGATTGGTGGAGTAGGCAAGGTACGTTTTCTGAAGTACGACTTTGATGGTACAGAAAAACTTATGCTTGTAGATGGTACAGGCAAGCCTTACAGATTTGATGGTACTACGTTTGAACAACTATCTTCTTTACCAACCGATACGTCAGGTTCTAGCTTTATAGTTAATTTTAAGAACCACATCTTTCTTGGTAACGGTAAAAATGTAGTTTTTTCTGCTCCTTATGCAGATACAGACTTTACAAGTGCGAGTGGTGGTGGTATAATAAACGTAGCTGATACAATAACAGGAATGATTGTTTTCCGAGATCAGCTTATTGTATTTAGTGAAAGTAGTATTAATGTAATTGCAGGAAGCAGTGTAGGAGACTTTCAACTAAAGCCAGTATCTCGTGACTTAGGTTGTGTAGGCGAAGATACAATACAGGAGATAGGTGGTGATATTATATTCTTAGGTCCTGACGGTCTAAGACTTTTCTCTGCTACAGATAGATTTGGTGATTTTAGTCTTGCGTCTGTATCTAAACCAATACAAGTTGAGATACTTGATTTAATAAGTAGTAGTCCAGATGGTTTTACAAGTACAGTTATTCGTGAAAAAAGTCAATACAGAATATTTGGATATAATGCAGGATATACCAATGATGCAGCAAAAGGGATTGGTGCAACTCAATTAGAAACTGGCATAGCATTCAACGATACACGTGGCATAAATGCTTTTGTAACTTACAGTGAGTATGATGGTTTCGCAGAAAGAATTTACTTCGGTAACGCAGATGGATTCATATATCAAATGGAACAAGGGAATACGTTTGCAGGCACAGACATACCTGCCACGTTTGCCACTCCGTTTATCCCATTGGGCGATCCGACTGTACGAAAGACAATATACAAGGGTACAACATATTTAGATGTAAATGGTGATTTTGATCTTGAATATTCTCTCAAGTTTGATTTTGACCAACCCGATAGTATTCAACCTGATTCGATACTATCAAGTGATGCAGCGGCATCGATAACATACGGTTCAGGTATATATGGAACATCTTTGTTTGGGGTTAAGCAAAAAGCTACATATGAAGTACAAACAATAGGTTCAGGATTTACAGTGTCAATATTATATGAAACAACAGGAGCTAATACAGACGCTGTTTTTACAATAGATGCTGCTACATTGCAGTATTCTACTAACGCTAGGAGATAAAAAATGGGAAACGGATACACCCGTAATGATACAGCAAATAACATTGCAGACGGTAACGTAATTAACGCATCCGATCTTGATGGAGAGTTTGATAAACTTCAGACTGCATTTGACGGTACAACAGGACACTCACATGACGGTACTACAGGTGAAGGACCACAGATTGCTGCAGGTGGTATAGCAAGTAATGCTGTTACAACTGCAAAGATATTAGATGCCAATGTTACTACAGCAAAAATAGCAGACTCAAATGTTACTACAGCCAAGATAGCTAACGATGCTGTAACACTTGGAACTAAAACATCAGGTAACTATGTAGCTGCAGGTGCAGTTAGTGGTGTAGGTTTATCAGGTTCAGCTAGTGCAGAAGGTGCTACATTTACAGTAACATCAAATGCTACAAGTGCTAATACAGCAAATGCGATTGTTGCTCGTGATGGTAGTGGTAACTTTAGTGCAGGAAATGTAACTGTAGGAAACTTAATTACTTCAGGTAATGTAGATGGGCGTGACGTTTCTGCAGATGGCGCAAAACTAGATGGCATAGAAAGTGGTGCAACAGCAGACCAAACAGCCGCAGAAATTAGAACACTTGTTGAAAGTGCTTCAGACAGCAATGTCTTTACAGATGCTGACCACTCTAAGTTAAACGGTATTGAAGCAAGTGCAGATGTAACTGATAGCACGAATGTTGGTTCATCACTTACAGGTTTTACAACAGATACTTCTTTTGTGAGTTCTGATCTAATACCAGTTTATGATGTATCTCAATCACGTTGGGAAAAGGGAACTGTGTCTAACGTAGCTTTAGCAGGTCCTACAGGTCCTACAGGTCCTACTGGTCCTGCAGGTGCTACTGGTCCTACTGGTCCTACTGGTCCTACTGGTCCTGCAGGTGCTACAGGTCCAGATGGTGCGGATGGTGCGGCAGGTCCTACTGGTCCAACAGGTTCTACTGGTCCTACTGGTCCTACTGGTCCTACTGGTCCTGCAGGTACTCCTAGTTCAACTCTAAACGCCGTTGGCAGTTATGCAATGATCCGTAATTCATATGGAGGAGGTACAAACGTGGGTGTGGGTGGCACAATCTCCGCTAGTCAGCTGAGGTATTCAAAAGTATCAAATCAGGCTCAATTTAGTCCGCCGTTACCGAGTGGTACGTGGAGAAATATGGGTAATCAATGTAATTCTAGTGAAAGCAATATATTTTGTAGAGTATCTTAATAAGGAAATAACATGAGTATAAGTATAACAGAAATAAGAAATGCTGTATCCCAAAATGATGATAATACAGTATTTGATTTAGAGATTAACCATCCAGAATATGGTTGGATACCATATACTTTACATCCAGACGACCCAGATAATACAGTAGATAATACTGCTCTTTTGGCTTTGATAGGAACAAATTTTACTACTCTTACGCAAGCTGAAAAAGATGAACGAAAATCAAATGAAGTAAGGGATGAACGAAACTGGCTTCTTGAAAACAAGGTTGACGTAATAGTTAATAATCCTTTACGCTGGGCAGAACTTACTACTGAACAGCAAAATGCTTGGGCAGAGTATAGAACAGACTTGCTTAATGTGCCACAGCAGGAAGGCTTTCCTTATAATGTTACTTTTCCTACAGAACCATCATAAATAT